TCGGTGCCCAAAGTGCGCCTATGAGTGGGACGGCTCACCGACACCTCAAAAGGATGACCAATCAGCGCAATAAACGAGATATTCGGCACGTTCGGTGCGTTGTCGGCGTTACGGCGCGCACCGAATGCACCAAATGAGCACCGAATCAGCACTGAATGCACCGAATCAGCACCGAATCAACCGAACTCGCACCGAACGTGCGCCGAACATACCAAACGTGCGCCGAACACACCGCATACGCGCCAAACCACTGTATTTATAGCCTTAAACGGACCGTATAAGCCGAATGAATGTTAGAGAGACCCTTGCTTCTTTAATCGAGCCACTACCTACGCCTCTGCCCATTGCAACATCTGGGGGAATAGACTCTTCGTCGCTGACATTAGCGGCTAGGGATGCAGGAAAGGACCCGATTATTGTCTCGTTTACGTTGGCCGATCGGGAGTCGGCTGACTTTGTGGCAGGCCGTAAGCTCGCTAATCACTTTGGATTTGAGTTTCGGCCAGTGATTCTTCCTGTGGATACAGATGTTATCTGTGGAGACGTGATTCGGCTCATTCGGCGCTACGGTGCTCGCCGTAAAACAGCCATCGAGTGTCTCTGGCCGTATTTGCACGTCTTGGAAACCCTCAAGTCCTTAAATCATTCAGTCCTCCTTACTGGTAATTCCGCTGACGGACACTTCGCTCTGTCACGCAAGGCGATGGTTCGTTATAGGGTGCGAGAGTCTAAGGAGCAATTCCAGCTGTTCAGACAGCACTTCTACGCCAATCCCGAGTCATCCCAGATTGGCTTTTTGCATCGTATCTATTCACAGGAGAACATTCAGGTCCATACCCCGTGGTTTGATCCAGCGCTGTTTGCCCTGTTTGAGGATTGCACGTGGGAAGAAGTGAATAAGCCGAGACAAAAGGAAGTTGTCCGCGTGGAATTTCCAGAGTTGGATACATTGCACATTGCTGGCTACTCGCCATTGCAGCTTGGCGATTCTGGGATCGCTTCAACGGTAGGCGATGCTGTCAGGAGGCGATATGCCCCAGAAGCCAAGTCTCCCATTCGCGCCTACAACCTAATCGCTCAGGCCTCATCATGAAACCTGCCTATGTAGTGCCGACGCTTGCTGAAGTGGAATCGCTTTCATGGAATGGCCTGAATGTTGTGTCGACCTTTAGCGGTGGTGGTGGATCGTGTCTTGGGTTTCGCATGGCAGGCTATCGCACATTGTGGGCCAGTGAGTTTATTCCGCTGGCAGCAGAAACCTATCAACTGAATCATCCGAACGTGTTCTTGGACACTAGAGACATCAGGCAGGTGCATCCTGATGACATTCTCAAGCGAGTGCCGTCTGGTGAATCGGTGCATGTGCTGGAAGGCTCGCCGCCTTGCGCTGCATTCTCGTTGGCTGGCAAGCGAACAAAGGGATGGGGTCAGGTAAAGAAGTATTCCCAGACCGAACAGCGCGTTGATGACCTGTTTGAGGAGTTCCTTCGACTGGTCGCTGGCGTCCAGCCGTATGTTTTTATTATGGAGAACGTGAAAGGTCTTATCGGCGGTGCGTCGAGTGGCGTGCTGCAGGACACACTGGAGACGATGCGAGCGATTGGCTATCGCGTGCAGGCTCGGGTGCTAGATGCTCAGTGGTTGGGTGTCCCGCAGTCTAGGGAGCGTGTCATCTTTCAGGGTGTACGCCGTGACCTTAATCGTCAGCCGGTATGGCCTAAGCCGCTCAACTATCAGTATTCGATTAGGGAGGCTGTGCCTAGTCATGTGCTACGACATGCACATGGAGCTCCGTTCCCGAATCATGTCTTTGGCAAGACGTATGCTGGTGAAACCTTTGTAAGCAGTGTCGCTAATGATGTGCCTGAGCTTACAAAGAACGATCAGGCTCGGGTGCACTACGTGTTTGGTCATGGACATGCTAACTTCCTTCAACGTGGACAGCCCCTCTCGCTGAATAAACCAGCTCCGACTATCATGGCAACGGCCGATAGCGTCGAGAAGCACCTTAAAACCAACTGGGCAACCTATCGCCGTCGTCTAAGCATGGATGAATTGCGTCTCCTCTGTTCGTTCCCGTCAGACTTTCGATTGGCGGGCGAGAGTTACATCAGGCAATGGGAGCGTTTTGGTCGAGCGGTGCCACCATTGATGATGCGAGCGGTGGCAGAAACGATACGGGATAAGATTTTTGGCCCTGTATAGTCCGAGACGGGAAATATGATGAGGGATACAGTAGAGCCTGACGGTGCGTGGGTGTTCGACACTACGGTGGCAGCGTCCTTCGACGACATGTTGGAGCGTTCGATTCCACAATATTCAGTAATGCGAGACGCTGTAACGGGAATCGGCTGTCGATTCATGGATAAGGTGCAGGGACACGGCACGATTATCGACCTTGGATGCTCTCGGGGAGCGGCCCTTGCCCCGTTTGTTGACCGTTACGGTCAGTCGGCTCGGGTGCATGGGATAGAAGTCAGCCAACCTATGCTCGACGAGGCGCGCACCCTGTTTGCTGAACCCATCAAGTCGGGCATCGTTACGTTGGAAGGGATTGACCTACGAACAGACTGGCCCACGATTGACACAACCGTCCACCCTAATTACCTCACACTGTGTATCCTGACGTTGCAATTCATCCCGATGGAACATCGGCAGCGACTCTTGGCTAGCGTCTTCCAGACGATGGAGTCTGGTGGCGCGTTCATCTTGGTAGAGAAGGTGCTCGGCGCAACCAGTTCGCTCGATACGGTCTTCAAAGGCGAGTATTACCAACTCAAGCGTGAGCATGGCTACTCACAGGAATCTATCGACCGGAAGCGACTGAGCCTTGAAGGTGTGCTGGTGCCTGTCACGGCAGAATGGAATGAGGGCCTGCTCAGGCAGACAGGCTTTCAACAGGTCGATTGCTTCTGGCGCTGGATGAACTTCGCCGGATGGGTTGGAGTTAAGCCTTAACGTTCGTTAATTGATTAACGTGGTATCCTAGCCTTGCGTGTCGGACTTGCCTCACGTGTCGCCTCGCCATAAAACGCCTTGCGGCTCTAGTCGCCCTCATACCAGACTGAAGGGGCCTCTCCGACACGCATTTATTGTAGGTAGGGGTATGCTGAACCTCACTCTCATTGTGAACTGTGCGGCGACGATAGGCTTGGCAGGCGCAGTCGTCTTGGGCGAGGAGACACTGGTGTCCATCGGACTGGCATATGTCTCCGGACTCTTGACCGCGTTCGCCAGTCGTTACCATGTAGCCCTTGAGTCGAACGGGTCTTAATGTAAGGGCTAAAATGCCACGCGAGGGTTAACGTGGACACTATAAAAAAGACTCGGCGCAAAGGTGGACGCCCGAAGGGTAGTAAGGCGAAGGGATCGGGCGAGTGGAAGCCTGTGTTCCTGTCTGTCCTGCAGACGATGCCAGTGGTGCGTATAGCGTGCCAGAAGGCGGGGATCTCTCGGTCGGAAGCGTACAAGGTGCGGTCGTCTGATCCAGAGTTTGCGCTGGCATGGCAACAGGCGCTACAGGACGGCGTTGATATGATTGAGGCCACTCTTCATGCACGGGCGCGGAAGAGTGATACGGTTGCGGCCATCTTCCTGCTGAAGAACCTGCGACCTGAAGTCTACGGCGAGAATGTCAACGTGAACGTAAGTGGGTCGCTTTCCATCGAGGAAGTCAGTCAGGCGCGGGCCTCATTACATGCCAAGCTCACCCAAATTGCCAGCACCGTCGCCCCCGGCGAGAGACGGATCACTGTCGAATGAATCACTGGCGGTACTGACGGCGGCTGACCAGAGTGTTACGCAAGAGATCCTAGACAGTCTCACTCCAGCAGAGGCAGCCCTGCTTCGCTATGAGTGGAGGTTCTGGGCGCGACCAAACCAATTAGCTCCAGCAGGCGAATGGGGTATCTGGTTACTGATGACTGGTCGAGGCTTTGGGAAGACCAGAGCGGGTTCGCAGTGGGTCATCGAACAGGCGCAACACCCGGGACATCGTATTGCCATCGTCGGTCGTATCCCTGCTGACTGTCGGGACGTCATGGTTAACGGCGAGTCCGGCATCTTGAGGTGCAGCCCTCCAGACTTCCGTCCGCTCTACGTGCCAAGTCAACGTCTCTTGAAATGGCCGAACGGGTCAGAGGCGAAACTGTTCTCCAGTGAGAAGCCTGCCGACTTACGTGGCCCAAACTTCCACTGTGCATGGATTGATGAGTTGGCGAAGTATGACCAAGCACAAGAGACATGGGACACACTGGTCATGGCGGTGCGTCTCCCAGACGAGCCGCGCATCGTGGTAACGACTACGCCTCGGCCCATCCCTGTCATCAAACGATTAATGGACGACCCGGCTACCCACATCACGCATGGTTCCATTTATGACAATCGCACAAACCTAAGCGCCAAGTTCTTTGAACGTCTCATCAAACGGTATGAGGGAACCTATCTTGGTCGACAGGAACTAGAAGGACTCCTTATAACGGATCGTCCCGGGGCGCTGTGGGCGCGGTCGACCTTAGAGAACCAGCGGGTGTCTGTTGCGCCAGAGGAACTGTCTCGTATCGTCGTGGCGATTGACCCACCGGCAACCGCATCTGAGGATAGCTCCGAAGCGGGCGTCGTGGTTGTTGGTCGTGCGAGTGACGGAACGTCCTACGTCTTGGCTGATGGCAGTCTGCATGGCACGCCAGATGAATGGGGTCGACAGGCTGTGAGGCTGTATGACCAGTTTGAGGCAAACCAGATTGTGGGTGAGGTGAACAACGGGGGCGACATGGTGGGCTTCACTGTGCGGGAGTGTGCCAAGGCCCTACATCGTGATGGTGAACGCGAGACCAGCGCAGTGCCATACGTGCCAGTGCGTGCTAGTCGCGGCAAGCTCACCAGAGCCGAGCCTGTGTCTGCTCTGTATACCCAAGGGCGAGTGAAGCATGTCGGCGTCTATCCAGAACTGGAAGACCAATTGACCTCATGGTTGCCGGGAGAACAATCGCCCGATCGCTTGGATGCACTGGTGTGGGCGTTGACATCGTTGGTCATCTACAGCGGTGATGACATCGAGACATGGGGTGGCGCTGACACCGCGTCCGAATCGAGCGAACACGTTCGGGATGTTGTGAAACATGAAGGGTCATGGTTTCCGTCTGGTGTCTCGTCTCGATGGTGATGTCTTGGGTTGCGTCGTCCTAGACATTCTGCCATAGTCACGCTATGCAACCACAGTCCCCATCTTTTGGCCAGCGTCTGTCTGTCGCGGCTAAAGCACTGGTTGGAATCTTTTCCGATGAGAGCGCGAGACAGGCGCACGGAATGCTTGGTGGCATCTTCAACGGAAGCGCTGGTGATCCCCCTTACCGTGGGGCGTCAAGCATCCTGTCGGCCTATTCAACAATGCCGTGGCTTCGGGCTGTTGCCCAACGAGTCGCTACGTCCGTCTCCGCATCGACAACACAGTGGCGACTGTATGCGCCGTCATCAGGGCGGCGGAATGACGTGCGGGTCATACAGCGGTCGGGAGACTCGACGGCGCGTCGAGACATGATTCGGAAGGCCAACGCTGACCTCGTTGAGGTCGATAGCCATATCCTGCTCGATGCCTTGAACAAGGCGAACAGTTACATGGTGGGCCAGTCGTTGTTTAAGCTCACCCAGTTGCACCTCGATCTCGTTGGTGAGTCGTTCTGGATAAAAGAGCGGAACGCTTTTGGAGCTCCTGTTGAGTTTTGGCCTGTTCCTCCCGACTGGATAGAAGCAACACCCACACCAGAGAGTCGGTCGTATCGTGTGAGCTTTGGCGCATGGCAGGGGACAATACCGGAAACAGAGATTCTCTGGATGGCTGACCTTGACCCGTCGAACCCGTACGGCAGAGGCACCGGCATGGCCCGTTCACTGTCTGATGAGTTAGAGACCGATGAGTATGCCGCGAAGCATACGCGCCAATTGTTCTTTAACCGCGCACGACCAGACATGATTATCTGGCCGAAGTCTCAAGGTGCTCACGATGTTGGTCTGCAACAGGATCAGGTCAGGCGATTAGAGGAACGCTGGCTTGATGGGCATCAAGGTTTCTGGCGAGCGTTCAAGCCGTTCTTCGTTGGGCGAGAGATTCAGGTCCATGAGGTGAATCAGTCGCTACAGGAATTGCAGCTGGTCGAGCTTCGCAAGCATGAACGGGACACGATTGTACAGGTCTTCGGTATACCGCCTGAACTGCTAGGCATCCTTAACAATTCCAACAGGGCCACGATTGAGTCTGCGGACTATCTCTTCAGCCGATGGGTCGTAACGCCGCGTTTGGAATTTCTGCGTTCACAATTACAAGAACGGTTGGTGCCTGAGTATGACGAGCGATTGGTCTTGGACTTTGTGTCTCCAGTGCAGGAAGACCGCGAGCATATGCTGGAAGCGGCGAAGGCTGCGCCATGGGCCATGAAGGTTGATGAGTGGAGAACGTTGCAAGGCCAAGAGACGTTAGACGATGACGCTGGTCAGGTGCACATGATGCCGCTCAATCTGATTCCAGTGCGTTCCCCTAGCGTGCCTCCAGCGCCTGTACCTGCGACAGTAGCGGGTGAGACGCCCCCGGAAGGGGATGTAATCACTGACGCATGGCGAGACGATCTGACGGTCTTAAAGGATGCCGGTGATGGTGAAGCCGTTGGGCAAGTGCAACGTGAGATTGCGGACAACATCGACGGCCTGTCTGGTGTCTGGGGTGATTTGGCTGAACAGGAACCCAAGCTCGCCCGTATGGTCGGTCGCCATATTCGTGGATTAAGCGAGCGGGTCAGCGCCGATGACCTGTCGTCGATTGCAACTGGGCCGCAGCTGGAACAGATGCTGGACTTCGAAGGCTGGATTCGGGAACTCGATGATGCGATGCGGCCGTATTGGAAACAGGGCTGGTGGACGGGAGCAGAGTTCTCAGCAACGGATCTTGGCATCACGCTCCAGACCAGTGCTCATGCACCGATCGCCAAGCAGGAGTTGCCTGCGCCGACGATTACACCAGTTGTGCCAGCCTTTGATTTTAACGTGATGAATCCGTATGCGGTGAACTGGGTGCAGACGCACGGCGCACAGTTTATCCAGCAGGTCGGTGATGCAACCAAGGCGGCGATTCGGAGTTCGGTAGCGGACGCTGTAAAGATGGGCCTAAGCGTTAAAGCGGAAGCGCGGGAACTGTTGAAGCTCCAGATAGGTCTCACCACAGAACAACGCACCTCTATCTGGCATTATCGACAGCGGTTGATGTCGACCAAGCCGCACCTGACGCCTGCTCAACGCATCGCAGACATTAAGCGGTATCGAGACTCTAAGGTTAAGCTACGGGCCATGACCATTGCTCGCACCGAACTGGCGTTTGCTAGCTCGGAAGGGCAGGAAGCGATTTGGGGCGAAGCGGCCAAGCAACAACTCCTAGACCTTGGCAGCATGAGCCGCGACTGGATTGGCTCGATTGACAAAAGCACCTGTCCCATTTGTCGCAATCTACACTACCAACAGCCTGTGCCGTTTGAGAAGTCCTTCACGGTAGGCATGCGTAGCTTTAAGAATGCACCCGCGCATCCAAACTGTCGATGCACCGTAGCGTTGACCAAGACCAAGACACCGAAAGCCTGACCCACACACAAGGAGGACGTTGATGGGATGGATCACACTAGGGATGAAGATGTTGCCGTATATCGTCGAGGCGGTGCAATGGGTTGAGAAGTTCATCACGACCAAGGGTCAATACAAGCAGGATGCCGCCGTCTATCTCGTGAAGAGCGTGCTCGGCATTGCAGAAATTGGAACGGCAAAAGACCTCTTGGATGACGACGAGGTTGAGGCTGCAACCCGCAAAGTGATCGACGCGGTGGTGGCACTCCAGAACGTCGTGGCAAAGAAGCACGGTGAGTAAACCTGTCCGTCCCTTCACGTTAAGTCCACACAACAGTCATGCGGTTATCCGTGACGGTCGTATCGTCGTGGAACCCAAGCGGCGTCGAGTCGTTATCACTGGTGCTGGCAATTCATTGCGTCTCATCCCGTGGAACGACGAGTCGTGGGAGATATGGGGCATCAATAATTTCTGGAACGCTATGCGTGATCCCGAGGGACGATTGCGCGCCGACCGATGGTTTGAACTGCATCCCCCAACCGAAGACATTCAAGACCCACATGACATGAATTGGCTGCGGGACTGCCCAGTGCCAATTTATACGACCGAACCATTCCCAGAGAATCCACGCGCCGTCGTGTTCCCCGTTGATGACCTTGCGAAACATTACCGAGACTATTTCTCCTGCACGTTTGCCTACCAGATTGCCTTGGCTATCGCTGAGGACTTTCAAGAGATTGCGGTGCATGGCCTAGAACTAGCGTACGGCACGCAGCGAGAAGCGACAGTGGAACGGGCGTGCGTTGACTGGTGGCTCGGCTATGCAGAAGGACGCGGGATGAAGGTTACAGTTCCCGAAGGCGACCATGTGATTACACACTGGTCGAGATATGGATTTGATTATTGGCGAGAGGCCAAGCTGGTCGAGCAATACGTTGGGTCGTTAATAGGCAGGAAAATTGCAGAGTAGCTATGGACAAGGCCGACCAAACGTGTCATGGTGCGATTGGGTCGGTGTGGTGGTGGAGTTAGGGCGGGTCGCGTAACGTTACCTCCTGCGGAACGCGCCCGTCCTCTCCTGTTGAACGGAGCCACAATGACAGAACCAGATTTTGTAAAACAGACCGAAGACATCAGCACGTGGCGAACACAGGTAGCGTCTGGCAACGCGCCGGACGATGCCGTTGTGCGGAAACAGTTTGTCAGCGATGTTGAGGTGCATGATGACCGCACCGTAAAGTTTGTCATCACAACTGGTGACGCCGATCGGGAAAAGGACATCATAGATCCTGCCGGATGGGACGTTCGTGGGTATCTCAAGAACCCCGTGGTTCTGTTTGCCCATGATTATGATTCCCTTCCAGTTGCTCGCACCGTGAGTCTGGAACAACAAGGCGACAAGCTGATTGCGGTCGCTGAGTTTGCCAGTCCTGAATTGAATCCCATGGCAGAGCAGGTCTACCAGATGCTGCGGCAGGGATTTCTGAAAGGTGCATCGGTGGGGTTTAGACCACTGGCGTTCACCTATAACGAGACGCGCGGCGGCGTGGACTTTGCCAAGCAGGAGCTCTTAGAGTTTTCCGTTGTTCCTATTCCGGCGAACGCTCAAGCGTTGATGGCTGCTGGCATGACCAATGACGCCGATGTCTCGCAGTGGACACAATGGGCGAAGACGGTCCTGTTGGCGCTTGACCCAGACGCCATCAACACCAAAGCTCCCATTAGTGACCAGCTTGACGATTTCCTTGATGTTATTCGGAAGATGATGAACGACATCAAAGTCTCGGTGAAAGAAACGATTCGGAACGTAGACGAGTTCCAAAACTCGTTTCAGTATTCCTCTCCAGCACGAGCGATGCCAACGCCGCCCGATTGGTCTACGCTCGACGTTAAGGGCATTTCTCCGAAGAATGTGTCGGAAGAGACTGCGCCAATGGAGGAATCATGGAGCAAGCCATCGCTTGGTGACTTCTCGGATAAGCCGTGGGGCGACCTGTCATCTGGAGAGCGTCGCAAGATTGCTGGACACTTCGCATGGGCAACGGCGGCTGCACCAGACACGTTTGGTGATATGAAGCTCCCGCATCATCGCGCCAGTGATGGGTATGTTGTGTGGCGCGGTGTGGTTGCTGCGTCTGGTCGTCTTGACCAAACAGACTTTCCATCTGATGACATGGGCGCAGTCAAGAAACATTTGGCGGCCCACTTCCGTGAGTTCGATCGGGAAGCGCCGTGGGAACGAGACGCTAGCGGCTGGTCAGCCTTTGTCAAAGCTCGCAATAGGCGAACGCTCAAGCGTGGCGAGCCGTTGCACGACAACGACATTGCCAGCTTGCTGGATGACTACGGGTTTGAGGATGAGGCGATTGTCATGGTGTTACCACCAGCAAACGCTATACAGTCCGCTTCAAACGAGGATGAGCTAGTTAAGGCTTCGGACAATGCGTCAGGTGAGGTCTTGGACTCTATTCTTGAATCCGTTAAACTTGTCCATGAGCAAGTCCAACACTTGAGCGATCGGGTTGAGTCGCAGGAAGCGCAATCCGGCGAGATGGTTTTGGAAATGGACGACGCTGGTGGCTTCATGGTAATGGATCACTCAGAGGAACGTGCTGTAGCCGACGACCTGTCGGTCGATGTGAATCCGGCTGACTTGTCGCATGCCTTGCGCGATGCAATGCACGAAACAGTGAGCGCGGTCGTGGGCGCGGAAATCCGGTCTGCGGTTAATGCAATGCGTGGTCGTCTCGACTGAAGCGGACTGTTAGGAGAACATCACATGAGTAAAGGGATGACGAGGGAACAACTCGCAGACTTCGTGAAGGAAACTTCTGTCCCGTTGATCAAGGATCAGCTTGGCAGCGAGATTTCACAGGTTGTGCGTGAGAACGTAGAAAAGATGGCGTCGGACCCAAACGGTCCGTGGGCAAGCAAGTGGTCTGATCGCTTGGTTGAACAGAAAGCGTCAACACCAACACGCGAGAAGGGTGCGGCGTTTGGTCGCGTCGTTCGTGCGATGGCCGCAGCCAAGATGAACAAGATGGGGTCGGAAGGCACTGTCGAGGTTCTTCGGGGTTGGGGCGATACCGATCTAGCGGATGCGCTGGCGGACGCTCGTTCCAAAGCGTTGGCCGCTGGTGATGCGACTGCTGGTGGCTTCCTCGTGCCGACACAGTTCAGCAACGAGGTCATCGAACTCTTGCGTGCACAGTCTGTCGTGAGACGACTTGGCGCGAGAACGGTGCAGATGCCAACCGGTACACTGAAGTATCCGAAGATCGCCACTGGCGCATCGGCGGCCTACATCGGTGAGAACGTCAACATCGGTAAGTCAGAAGAGACGTTCGGTCAACTGACACTAACGTTCAAGAAGCTGGCAGTCCTCACGCCTATCAGTAACGACTTGCTTCGCTATAGCAGTCCATCGGCTGATGCGATTGTGCGAGACGACCTTGTGTCGTCGATGGCTACCAAGGAGGACTCGACGTTCATCCGTGGTGCTGGCACAGACGCGACTCCGAAGGGTCTGCTGAACTGGTGTGTCGCTGACCAGAAGATTGCGGCGTCGGCTGCATCGCTGGCGAACATCACTGACAATCTTGGTCAGTTGGTCGTCAAGCTCAAGAACGCCGACATCCCGATGATTACACCGGGGTGGATCATGGCACCGAGAACAGAACAAAGCCTTGCCACCATTCAGAACGCGAACGGTGTGTTCGCGTTCCGTGATGAGGTTATCGCTGGCACGTTGTGGGGTTGGCCGATTGGCACCACGACCAACGTGCCAATCACACTCGACACGACTGGCGCGGGAAATGATGACGAGTCAGAAATCTACCTCGTCGATTTCTCGCAAGTCCTGATCGGTGAGTCGCAGAGCCTGCTTGTTGATTCATCGCAGGAAGCGGCGTATCACGATGGGTCGAACGTCCAAGCGGCGTTTAGCCTTGACCAAACTGTTGTGCGGGCAATTGCCGAACACGACCTTGGCATGCGGCATGACAAGGCTGTGGCAATGCTGACCGGCGTAACTTGGGCACCATAGGATGAGCGGCCTGTATAGCGTTTCGCTTGGGTCTGGTGAGTAAAGCGAGGACATCACATGATAACCAGAGACGTAGCACAGATCAGACCAGTCCACGCGGTAGACGTTGAATCTTACGACGCCTCCTGCGGTGGCAATGACGGGACGACTGACAACGAGGTCAAGGGTCGCATCATCGACCGTCTTGGTCTTGGTCGTTCCTATGTATCGGCGTTGCTTCATGCGTATGGATGGGGCGACATTGGCACCAGCACGGCTAGTGGCACCAAGTTCATGACTGTCGGCGCGCGGTTGTTGCATTCCAGCACAACCTGTGCCGATGATTTCGATGAACTGTCCACAGCGGACCGTCCAAGTAATCAGGCGCTGTTCCTGACTGGGAACACAACGTCCACGCTGGCAAGTGGCTTTATGGCGACAAGCACAAGCGTTGGAACGTTTGGTGTGTTCACTGCAACGGCAACAGGTAGTGCTGCTGGTGATGCGTTTGGGTTTTATGACATCACTGGTGCACAGCGGTTTATACAAGCCGCGTTGCTCTGGAATGCGAATGCGTCAAGCTCGGGTGGATCGGTCCTAGAGGCTGGTGTTGATATTGGCTTTGGTGAGGCAGACGTTGTTCCTCACCAGACGACAAGCACCGGCGCTGTGTATGTGACCACCTGCAACGGCTAGGCACAATGACGCATGGCACTGGTAACGTACGAGGTTGTAGGTCGGACTCTGGTTATGAGTACGGGCTTGACCCTGCAAGTGGGTGAACGCTTTGGCCTAGATCCAGATCGTCCGGAACATGCGTCGATAATCCAACGAGGGTGGGTGCGCCAGTGCCCACCCTCTTCGTCTATTACCAAGTCGCTAGAGCACCAACCCAACAAGCAAGTCAGAAAGCGACATACTAGGAGGAAGGGATAGGATGAGCAGTCATCTTACGGCAAAGGAAGCTGAACCCGGGTCGGGTGTCAAGTTTGATCATCCGGCTGAAGCGGATCACAAAGTTACGGTAGTCGACCGAGAGGCTGGCTCGGTAGTCTGTGAGCCGAAGCGAGACAAGGTAGCGATTATTGGCTTTGCCACATCGAGTCGAGACCTTGCGCCGTTCGACGATCCTGACTATGAGATTTGGACGTTGAATCAGTTATACCGCCATGTGCCACGCGCCACGCGCCACTTCGACATTCATTGCAACTGGGATGAGGACAACGTGGAAGGAACTGACCATCGCGGTTGGATTCGAGAGTCCCCGATTCCTGTTTACATGATGGAGGCACACGACGAGTTCCCGAACGCCGTGCGATATCCGATCGACAGGGTGATTGCCGATGCTGGCATTGATTATTTTACGAGCACCGTAGCTTTTGAAGTTGGGCTGGCGATGGTCGAGGGCTTTAAGGAGATATCTCTCTACGGCATCGACCTTATCGTTGGGACTGAATATAGCGTCCAAAAAGCCTGTCTTGAGTTTTGGCTGGGCATGGCCCATGCGCGCGGAATCAACGTTCGCATTCCCGGCGAGTCCGCGCTTCTGAAGCAGGCGTATCGTTATGGCTACGAACGTGAACCAAGCTGGGGACCGCTCCAGATGTCAGAGGTCGTTAGGCGCATCGAATACCTGAGCACCGAACGTAACAAGAAAATGGCGCTAATCAATGCACTGGATGGGGCGCTTGCCGAAGACGAGCGGTGGTACATCAAAAAGATGAACGACCTCACACCGGAGGAACGCATGAAAGCCTTAACCGAACAGCGCGGTGAGGCGATGGCATCGTTAGCTACTATCGACGGAGCCATACAGGAAACAACGTATTGGCGCGACCTGTATACGTTACGTGGTCGCGGCGCAGCCGTTAACTCGATGATCTAAGGCGGGTCATGATATCGGTATGCACCAGCAGTACGGAAAACCAGTTGGCGAGTCTGGGCGATCTAATGGTCATGCTCGGAGCGACGGCGTCATCGTCAGGCATGGATCTGTCGCTGACGCAAGCGTCGGACTGGGCCAGCAGGTATGTGGGCTACGAGCTACGTCGTCAGGTCTACGAGGAGACGGTCGCGAGCTACGGGAGCCAGTATCTGATTGTCAGCCGCACGCCAATCCTGTCGGTGCAGCGATTCTTCGACAGCACCAGCACGGGAGACGCGACCGAGTTTCAGTCGAGCGAGTACCGAGTTGCGGACCCCGAGGCTGGATTTATCGGGCGCGATCAAGGTTTCCGCTGGACCGCTCAGGAGATGTGGAATCTTGGCAAGTACGTGAAGCCCGGAAGCGAACTGCATCCGTGGCTCGTCGTGTATGAGGCGGGGTATCAGTTTCCTGAAACCAGCAGCACGGATGCGAAGTGGGCGACAACCACTACGGCGAACACGCTCCCGCCGACGATTGAACGTGCCGTGTTGTTG